AAGGGGCTGACAATGCTATGAAAAGAGTAAAAGGACTTTTAAATAAAGTTCGTGATGGAGCATTGTATAAGGCTGGAAGTTTTATTACGCAGGCTGGTGCTGAAGCATTGCAGGAATATGGACAAACTGATTATGAATTACGAGGTGCTTCTGCTAAGACTGGAGGTTTCGGAACAGATTTAAAAGAATATAGGAAATTAGCAAAACAGGTTGGCGGAGCAACTAAATTTAATAATCTAGATGTTGCACAGGCTATAAACGCAGGGGCAACTTTAGGGATAAAAAAAGATGAGATGAAAGAAATTATCCCTGCTGCTTCAAATTTGGCACAAGCATTTAATTCAGATATTACACCAGCACTTGAAATGGTAAAAATGCACATGAACTCTTACCAGTTATCGGCAAAAGAAGCAAAGAAAGTAACCGATATGATAGCTGTTACATCTAAAAATACTGCGGCAGATTTGCCAAGACTTGCTGAAGGGTTTAAATATGTCGGAGCTTCTGGAAAAGCATTAGGAGTTCCGATGGAAACGGTTTATGCAATGCTTGGTAAAATGAATGATAATGGACTAATAGGTTCCACTGCGGGTACAGGATTAAATCAAATGTTTGAAAGTATGAAAGATTTTAAAAAGCGTGGAAAACTGGAAGGTTTAATTGGTAAAGTTACGGATGAAAAAGGAAATTTACAGGATATGACTTCTATTCTGGAAAGGTTAAAAGGTGTAACTGACAAAATGGGAAATGCTGACAAGGCTGGAGTTTTAAAATCTATTTTTGGAGTACAAGGTGGAAGAGCAGTAAATACTTTGCTAAACGGAAGTATCGAAGACTTAAAAAAACTTCAAAACGAAATAAAAAATAGTAGTGGAGCGGCTGAGAAATTAAGCAAGTTTATGATGCAGGGAAGTGCTGGGGCAGTTGAAACTTTAATGGGAACAATGTCAAGCACGTTTGCAGCGGTATTTGATTCGTTAGAACCTTTATTAGTTCCAGTTGCAGGACTGTTTATGGGAATTGCTGAAGCAATAGGAATGGTTGCTGAAAAAGCCCCTTGGTTATTACAATTAGTTTCTGTTTTGGGAGCATTGGTTGTAGGAGAATTAGTTTTTCAAAAATTAAAAGCAAGCATTGGACCATTTGTAACAGGAATAAAGGAAGCTATTACAAGTGTAAGTCTATTTAAAATGGTTTTATACGGACTGTTAGCTATTGGATTGGTAGTGATATTCAATCTATTTAAGCAATGGCAGGATTATTTGCAGGAAAATGCTGATGTGAGCAAGGTTTGGGAATCGGCATTGCAAAGTCTAGGTGCTGCATTAGGAGCAATTGGAGATTTAATAATGGCTGTTATTGGTGCAATATTTGGCTTTAGTACAAAATCAGAAGATGCAAAAGACAAAACTAAAATATGGGGAATGACTGCTGATGAAGTGAAACAGAAATTAGAATCGTTTAAGGAAAATGTGGATAAATTCACCGAAAGAGTTCAGGAAATGTCCAAATGGGTTGATGAAAACAAAGAAAAAGTAAAAATTTGGGGTGAAGCTTTCTTAGGATTAGCAGTTGGAGTTGGTATCTTGTGGGCTTTAACCGCTGCACAGAATGCGTTTAATGCCGCTGCCGCAATGAATCCATATGTCTTTATTGCAATGATTATAATAGGAGCTATTATACTTATAGGTTTTTGGTTAGTAGATTTATACAATAAAAATGAAACTTTTAGAACTGGTGTTAATGAAGTCTGGATGCAAATTCAAGCATTATTTACAACAGTTGGTGGAATTATACAAGGTGTATTGCAACAAATAGGACAAGGTTTTATAGATTTGATGAATAAAAATCCTGAACTTAAAGCAATTGTCGAAGCATCATGGAATTTTATAAAAGATCATATTGAATTGGTTGTAGGTTTTATTATTGGTGGACCATTTGGAATGCTTGTAGCAGGTTTGATTAGGTTGTATAGCGAACACGAAACAGCAAGAGCAATTATAGACGGAGTTTGGGCCGGAATATCGGCTGTAGTCGGTGGTGCTATTTCAAGTATAATTGGATATATAAACAATGCAATCGGAGCAGTTAAAAATTTAATAGGAGCATTTAATAGTTTGCTTAGTTTAGATTGGGGTGGCGTAGGTAGTCATTTACAAGGATTTGGCGGAAATATTGTAGGAATGGGGAAAAATGCTATAAATCTCATGCCTGGACACACAATTGACAGAGGAATTAAAGCATACAATAACGCTTATAATAATTCTTTGGCTAAATCCCAATTTAAACATAATAAAAATTTACCTAAAACTTCCAATGTGTATAATTATTTCCACAAAGCAGTTGGAACTAATAACTTCCAAGCTCAAGGTGGCGGTGGAATGACTACTATTGATGAACATGGAGATGAAGCTATTTGGCTGCCTAATGGCTCTATGGTCGCAAGAAACACAACAACTCTTGATATGTTGAATAACTTAAAATCTATTAAGAAAAATACACGTAGCGGTACAAAAGAAACAGGAACAGTTGTTACAAATAACAACAAATTTGTATTCAATGTTAATGGGACTGATGAAACATTACAGGAATTGAAACGTGAACTTGAAAAATTAGGGATAGTGTAAAGGGGGTATAGAATGCAAGTGATGGATTTTCTAAAAACAAAATTTACTGAATTTGAAACAATGAGAGATAAATTAGAAAAAATGTATTTGGAATATTTCGGTGTGAAGCCTAACGGCTTTCTAGGCACTATACCTCTTTTAGTTCTCTCGACTGATTATAGTCAAGACAATGAAATAACAGGGTATAAGTCGTATTTGAAAGATAATTTTAACGAAAATATGTTTGTAAATCCGTATACGTTAAAAATCGAAGTAATTTTGCATGGTAAAGAATGGAAAGATGAACTTGAAAAACTTGTAAAAGAATCAAGAAAAAGAAATTACACAATGTTTATGTATACCAAGTTCGATAAGATTTATGCACCTCTTGCAATTACAAGTGTAAGCTATTCTGAAAATTATGAAAGTTACACAAGTATGAAAGTATCAATAAATTTAAAAGAAATAAACTTGCTTAAATTTACTACAGCGGACGGAAAAACAACTACAGGAGTATATGTTCCTGAGACAAGTATCCAAAATAAAGAGACTGAATTGGAAATTCCAAGTGACGCAATGAGCGAAAGATATTCAAATGATACAAGGATGGGAGATGTTATGAAGTGAAGAAGCTATATAATTTTGATATTTCATATAAGAAAAATGGCAAAAGCAGTTACAGAATCTTACTTGATGATGGAGAAAAAACACTCGTAACAACATTAGGCATTTACAATATAAATGGGCTTTGGTATTTGGATATAAAGACTGATAATGAGGACTTGCATATTGGACAACGGATTAACACTTATGAGGATTTATTTCTAATATGCAGAAGAAGGTACAAAGAATTTCCGAACGTTAAAATGATAGCTTTGCCAATCAATTTGAATGGCTTTGATGTTGAATTTACAACAGAAACGGCTGGAGTATTACAGGATATTATGGTGGTGGTTTAATGGCTGAAAATACAGAAAATATGCAGAACAACGAGAATAACAGCAGTTATTATATTTTGTGGGATAGATACGCGAAAGTAACTTTTAAAGTAAAAAATGGAAGCGAGACAGAAGAAATTGAGTTTGAGAGATTTCAGATTGAAAATGGCATTGATTCCTCACCTGATTTCGAGATAGAAACAGAGTTTGACATTACCGAAAGCACGAATATTGCTAAAATAGTTATTTACAACTTGACAGATGAAATGATTAAGAAATTAAAAAAAGGTGTGGAAGTAGTTATTGAAGCTGGATATTGGAATGATGGCGAAAATAAAGATATTGGAGTTATCTATAAAGGGATTATCGAAAGTTTAAAAGGCAGCTGGAGCAATGCTGATAAGAAATTTGAGATAACTTGCAATACTTACAATGATGAATACAAGGACACAAAAATCAATTTGAAAGCAGGAAAAGGGACAAAAGCAAGTACGATTATAAAACTTATTTTATCTAAGCTGGATAAATTAAAGACTGGAACAATAGAACTTGGAAAAGATATTGACTATAAAGATGGCAAAACTTTGCACAACAATATCAAGCATATTTTCAAGGAACTGGCAAAAGATACAAAAAGTGTTTTCTTTATAACAAATGGAGTTGTTACATTTCAGCCACGAGATAAGATAAATAGAGGTGTTCTGGAATTTGACGCAAACAGGTTTCAAGATGTAAAGGAAAATGATGGAACTTATACTTTAAAAGCGATATTTGACCACAGATTTCAGGAAGGCTTTAGAATGAATTTGGACTTAAAAAAAGAGTTTGAACAGCTAGAAATCAAAGGGGAGTATCTTATAACGAAAGGCAAACACGTAATGAATTTTAAAACAGACGCTTATACAGAATTGGAAATAAAAACTAAATTTGATGATGAGGAAACTAAAAAGGCTAATGAAATTGAGATTGTTACAGGTAAAAACAGCAAAAATGAAAAGGCATCTAAAAAGAAAAGTGAAAAAGGCAAGGATAAGAGAGACAGTAAAAATAAAAATAAAAAAGATAAAAAAACTAAAGATACTAAAAAAAGGTAATAAGAAATTTAGCACTAAAAGTGGTGGCAATAAAAAAGAAAAAGACTGGGACAGAATTGTAAGAACGTATGGAGTAGGAGGTAAAAAATGAGAAAAAAGACGGTAGGTGATCATATTGAAAGTATGATAAATGGAAGTTTTGATAATTTAAATACTCTTGCAATAGCAAAAATTGTGGAAGTAGACAATTCAAATATGAGTTGCAGCATACAAATGCTTGATATTCCTGAACTTTTTGGTACTCGTGATGAAGTAGAAATAATCGAAAACGTGCCGATTGCTCCAATTTTTTGGGGTAGCAAATGTAAAATAAATGCTCCGTTGTCTGTAAATGATAAAGTTTTAGTGGCATTTTGTCAGCACGATACATTCAATGCACGAAATGCTTCCGAACCTTGTGAGCCAAACTCTAGTGCTAAGTTTGATATAAATAACGCTGTTGTGGTTGGGCAGATAACGAGTGACGCAGAAAAGAATATATCTAACGACTTCTACATTGCTTATGGCGGAACACTTGTAACAATAAATGAAAGTGGAGTTAGTATAAAAGGCAGTTCTATAAACATAAGCGGAGCAGTGAGCATTAAAGGTGATTTAGAAGTGAGTGGAGACGCTACAATTGGCGGGAAATCATTCTTAACTCATACTAATGGCGGTATGCCGTTGGATTAGGATATAAATAAGGACAATTACAATTAAATATAATAACTGTGATTAATAAAAAGTAGTTGACTTTAATAAAAAAGTAATGTATACTTAAATTGTAAACTTAAAATTTTAAAATATTTATTTAAGTTTACATACTTCTATATTAGGAGGTTAAGAGTATGAGCTTTAGTAAAAAGTATAGAGGAGAAATAAAAGACTTTATTATAGAAACGATTTATAAAAATGGAAATGTTTTTAAGGAAGTACTTGAAAAATACCCTATTAGCAGGCAAACGGTATCTAAATATATAAAAGAATTTATAGATAAAAATATAGTTGAAAAAGAGTCGAAGAGTAAGTATAGATTAAAATTTTATATTAATGAGACTAAACAATACGATAACATAAATTTAGAAGAAGACATTGTTTATGAAGACTTTATTTCAAAGTATGAAAAAGATAAAAAAGAAAATGTGAGAGACCTTTTGGTATATACTTTTACAGAAATGCTAAACAATGCTATAGAACACTCGAATGGTGATAAAATTTCAATTTTATATGCTGAAAATTATAAAGAAATTGTTGTTTGTATACAGGATAATGGAATTGGAATATTTAAAAAAATAAAAAAAGACCACAATTTAGAGAATGAAAATCAGGCAATATTTGAATTACGAAAAGGTAAACTGACTTCGGATAGAGCAAACCATAGTGGAGAAGGAATATTTTTTACATCAAAAGTAGTTGATGATTTTTTTATAAATTCTTTTGATAAAGAATTTTTCACTGGAAATAGACATGAATTGTATAATTTTGAAAGTGTTGGAATCGAAGATAAAATTGAAGGTACAAGAGTATTGTTTTTCTTGAATAAAGATACCGATAGAACAGCACATGAAGTATTTGAAAAATATACAAATGATGAATATATTTTCGACAGAACAACTATAACTGTTCACTTAGCGAAAGAATATTTAGGCGAAGTATTTGTATCTCGTTCAAAAGCAAAAAGAATATTGCTGAATGCAGATAAATTCAAAGTAATATTTTTAGATTTTGAAGGTATTAAAACAATAGGTCAAGGATTTGCAGATGAAATCTTTAGAGTATATAAGAATAAAAATCCAGAGATACAAATAATACCGATAAATGCAAATGCTGAAGTTGATTTTATGATAAAGAGAAGTCAAAAATAATAAAAATATAAATCACAGTTATTAATTTAGCTGTGATTTTTTTGTTACAATTTTTTAGAAAGGCAGTTGATATGAAAAGTGTTGAAAGTTGGCAAACCGAAAAAGACGAAAACAAAGAAATTGATATTGTAATGGGCAAAAATATAGTATTAAGTTCTGAAATAGAAAAAATAAGACTAAGGCTTGAGAATAAGTTGAGATTGTTCTTTAATGAGTGG